GGCCGTCCCCAGGGGCCAGATCAATAGACGGGGGGACGTCAATGAACCACGAATCGTACAGAGAGTTGCTGCAGCTCCTCATTGACATCGGCAGAGAAGATCTGGCCCAGGAAGTCCACGATGCACTCAAGGCTGCTGGCCGGGCGCCCCGCCGGCCCGTCCCCGGGTCTTCACGAAGAAGTCGAGGATCTCACGTACCTCGTTTGGAGTAAAACCCTGTTCAATAGCATGCGTAACCGTCTGCACCCACTCAGGGGGCAGGCGGTTTTGTTGTCTTTCTTCGTCCTGGCGTTCGAGAAGGAAACCAACGTCAACACTCAACGCCTCGGCAATATCGCATAAGACATCGGCGGGTGGAGCGTGCTGTCCCTTTTCGTAGCTAGCAATCGAAGCCTGCGACACACCCGCCAGTTCGGCAAGTTCACGTTGAGAGAGGCCCCTGCGTTCTCGCATTGCCTTTAAACGTCGCAAGGGACCACCCCCACAAAATGCTGATTTTGCATCACCAAGACCGTAATCGGCGATGTCGCATGATCACAACGCATAGACGCTGATATTGCGTGATTAGTGTCCTGATGGTATGATGTTGCCACTGAAATCAGGGCACTGATTGGAGGTGACCGATTTGGTAATCAATCGCCTCGGAGAACTGCGGCGTTCTGCCGGCCTCACCCAACAGGAACTGGCGTTTAAGGCTAACCTGAGCATTTCGACCGTGGCCAAGGTGGAACAGGGGAAGACAGCGCCGGCACTCGATACCGCTCGGGCCATCGCCGCTGCGCTGGGTGTCACCATCGATGAAATCTGGCCCGCCAACACTCCCCAGGACCCCGAACCGGCGGCGGTTCGGTAGCACCTCGCATAGGTATAGCCCAGGAGGTGACCACCATGCGGCAGCCCACAACCACAGAACGGCGGCCCAGCCCGGAGCTCATTCGTGACTTCTGGGTGTGGTGGCACCTAAAGCAGATGCGAAAGCAGCGACAGGCCGCCGCGACTGATGCCGCACGTACCGAGGCGGCTACCAAGGCTGCCGGGGCTGGGGACTGACCCCTGCCCGGCGGACAAGCCCCTGATGGGAGGTGGCGACAAAGGTTCCTGCCGCTGACACCTAGAGGATACCGGAAAGGGGTGACGATTCAAACATGGCTGGTTCGGCAACTGTGGTGGGACAGGCCCTGCGAGATGCTCGGACCCGTACCGGACTGACGCAGGCGGATGTGGGGGCTGTTGGCTGCCTCGACCACGCCACAATCTCTGACGTGGAGCGCGGCCGCCGTCGGTTGCCCAGGGATGTGGCCCCCCGGGTGACCAGGGCATTGGATGACGGGCGGGTTTACATGGCGGTGGCGGAGGAGGCCACCGGTGGAGCCAGCAGTCCCTGGCTCGATGGTTCGGCGGTGGAGCGCCACAGGGCAGTCGTCTGGGCCAAGGCCATGGAGGAGCTCGAAGAGGCCCTCGACGCCATGCGCAAGGTGATGCCGATGGTTCTGAAGCCGCCGTCCGCCACACGCCCGGAGGAGCGTGAGCAGATCCGGGCCGCCATGGTGGAAGGCATCGAGGCAAAGACGGCCGTTCGCCACAAGTTGACCATTCTCTGCCGGGACTACGGGTTCAGCTACCAGGACCTGTTCAGCGAGCACCGCCGGGAGCTGGCCGCAAAGGGCTATCTGGCGACCCGGCGGTAGGGGGTGCCGATTTGCGGTACGAGATTCGGCAGCTGCTGTATGCGGCCGGCGCTGCGGGATGCCTGGCGCTGGCCGTGGCCATCGGATGGGTGTGGTGAGGGGAGCGAGCGGCTAGTGCTCACGCCGGAGCGGTCCCAGCGCATTCAGGAGCTTGCGGCGCAGCTGGTCGGCGAGTGCCGAACGGCTGGCATCAAGACCCTGCTCCTCAGCACCTACCCCGATAGGCACACCATCAGCGCATGGGCGCCGACAGTGCAGGTTCTGGCGGAAAAGACCACCGGCCACTTGCACTTGAGCCGGCAACCCGGACAGGGCATTGGCGACTTCCTCTACCGCATGCCCATGTACATCTCAACGTCAGTAGCTGGGCTCCAGGTGTGGGCCGTCGGGCCCGCCTATGAGGTGATTCCGGTTCTGGAGGCGCACGGGATGCAAGTCGGCCCCGCTGCACAGGGCCAGCGGGACGGGGAAGGAGGGTTGTGAACGTGACCAGGGAGATGGCCGAGACAGTTATGCGAGTGGCGAAAGAGGCCTCCGGCCTGGGGAGGTGGGTTCTGAGCATCCATTGCAGCAGATACCAGCCGGCAGGGGTGCACATCAGCCGATTCGAGTGGCTGCAATTTGTCGAGGCGATGGATCGCCAGTTTGAGATGTTGAGGCGCCACAGCCCTCGTTTTCCGTTTGAGGTGGTGCTCCGCGACGACAACGACATCGAGTACAGTACAGTCCTGGAAGAGCACGAGGCCTGGAAAATCAGCCAGCACCCTTTGTGCGCCAGTCACCCGTTCGGCAAAAGCAAAACCCCCGCTGCGGCAACAGCGAGGGCGGAATGACGGACCCCGTGGGCAGTACAGGCGCCCCGTCGCTTCCAAGCATAGCACGCTGGGAGCGGCGCGGCAAGGAGGTGCGCACGTGCAGAACGTTGACCGGTCCCCGGCGAGTGAACACCACCGGCAGCAAGCGGTTGAGGCCTTCGCCCCCCTGCCCCAGGGGCTGCACCTACAGGGTGCGTTCCTCCCCGGCGGCGTGTTCTGCTGGGCCCAGGTAGTCGAGGGCGGCCGGTGGGTAGACTGGGCCGTCACCGGCCGGGATGCTGGCGAGGTCTTGGATAAGGGCTCCGACTACATCGGCAGGGCCCGGCAACCGGCGGACCGGGAAGCGGCCCTGGACGCCCGAATGCGGCTGCTGATGCTCCGGTACAAGCACGAAGGGAGCCAGGAACATGCATCAGATACGCAAGCCCCAACCGCGTCCCGAACTGCGCCAGGCGCTCATCCTGGCGGTGGCAACAGAACGACTCACGGCCCGTGAGGCAGCAGAGATTCTCACGGGCAGCAAGCCGGCGCCCAACTGGCTGCGCAGGGGGTGAGGGACATCCGTATTCAGTGGCATCCCCTGGCCTCGCATCTGTCTGCGGCAACCCCGCCCAAGCGCCGCCGCATCAGCGGCGACACGCTCGCGGCCGGCGCCATCCTCGCCATCCCAACGGCCTACATACTCTGGAGGTTGCTGTGGCCATGATCGCAACGGACCGGATCCGCACCGACGGCGAGGCGGCCATTCTCGATCTCGAAACCCGGCGAGGCCGAGGTGGCCGTCAAGCCCGAGTGCAGCCGGGAAGAGTGGATCGAATGGGCTAGCGGGGTGTGGACGGGCATCCGGGAGACCCACGTGCTCAACGTCCGGGGCACCAAGGGCGACGAGGCGGAAAAGCACATCTGCCCCCTGCAGCTCGACCTGATCGAGCGGTGCATCCGGCTGTACAGCAACCGGGGCGAGGTGGTCGGGTCCCCGTTCATGGGGATCGGCAGCGAGGGTCATGTCGCCGGGCAGTGGGGACGGCGGTTCGCCGGCATCGAGCTCAAGCCCGAGTACTTCGACGTGGCCGTCCGGAACATCGAGGAGTCCTACCGTCTGGCTGGCAACCAGCTGCGGCTGGACTTTGAGGAGGTGCGGCAGGGGTGATCCAGTTGAACCGCATCGACCCACAGACCTGCATGGGCTGCAAGGAGGAACTCGCCGTCCTGGCGCTCGACATCGGCCTCTCTGGCATGAGTCTGGTCGACCTGAGCTCGGCGGACCCTCACGAGGGTGTTGACGGGGGATACCACTACGACGAGGCCGACCTGGAGAAGGTTGAGGAGCTCCAGTATCCCGTCGGCCGCCGCTGTCTGGCCGGTATCGTGGAGGCTGCCCTCCAAGACTCCGAGGTCCGGCGGGAACTAGAACTCCGTGGCGTGATCCCGGCGGGAGGTGGTGCCAGTGCAGTTCACCGTTAACCCGGCTGCCTTCGACGAGGCTGCCACCGTCGCCGCCCGGGCGGCCAGCAACAGAGGCACCCTCCCTGTCCTGTCCCATCTGCTCATCCGGGCCGAGGGAGGGCGGCTGCACCTCACCGGCTCCGACCTGGCGCTCGGCGTCACCACTTCCATCGAGGCCGAGGTTGAGGCACCGGGCGCTGCCTGCCTGCCCGCCAAGACCCTGCTGGCAATCGTGCGTCTGGATGCGCCGGAGCTCACCGTGGCGTGGAACGACGGCAACAAACAGGCGCACCTCACCTGGCGCGGGGGGCGGTATGATCTGGCCGGCTACCTGGGCGACGAGTATCCCGAGCAACCCCAGCCAACAGGCGAGCCCATCCTGATCCTCACCACGGCGGACTGGCGCAACGTACTGGCCCGCACAGCGTTCTGTGCTTCCCGTGACGACACAGGGCAGCCTCTCATTGGGGTACACCTGCTGGTTCGGCCGGCGGGAGAGACCGCCGCCTTGAGCGCAACTGCTAGCGACACGGTACGTGTGGCCCACTGGCGGCAAAGCGGACTCCCCCTGGTGGGCGCCGGCGACCTGGTGCTCCCCATGGCCGGAGCCCGTGCCTTGCAGGCGCTGCTGCCGGACAAGGGCCAGGCGAGCCTGTATGATGCCGGCGGGGCGTGGGTCGTTGCCTGTGAGACACTGACGGTTTCTGTCCGCAAGGTGGAGGGGCAGTATCCTGACCTCGTGCGCTTACTGCCCACCGAGTACACGGGGGCCAGGCTCAGGGTCCGCCGGCAGGACCTGTTCAACGCCCTTGAGCGCTTGACCGCCATGAACGAGACTTCGCCGGATGTCGGCTGGGTGGTCACTGCAAGGGATCTGCTGCTCAAGATCCGAGGCCAATCCGGCACGGCGGAGGAGCTGGTCGAGGCCGACGTGGAGCACGTCAAGGGTGATGCCTTCACTGCCGGTTTTAACGCCCGCTATGTAATCGAAGGCCTCAGGGCGATGACCGGCGAGCACACCTTCATTGGATTCACCTCTGAAAAGGAGCCGGCTCGGTTCAGGGATTCCGGGGCGGATGGGTACCAGTACGTGGTGCTCCCGGTTATCAACTATTAGCCCTGGTGGAGGTGAGCGGATGCACCCGGAAGGCACGGAACAGGGCATCCCGTTGGGAGCCCGTTGTCCCCGGTGCCGGCGCCGCAACCTGGAGTACCTCGAAGCGGCCGGGGTGTGGTGGGTGTCGGTGGGGCCGGACCACGTCGAGCGGGTTGTCGTCGGCATACCCGCCCTGGCCTGCAAGACGCCCGGATGCCTGTGGGCCGCCCCGCACCCTGGAGCGCTGGGTACCGCAGAGGACCGGGCCAAGCGGCCGGGAGATGCCGCCAGGGAGTACATTAAGGGCCGCCTGAAGTTGAGCTATTGATGCCCGGCTGTTGCACGGGAGCGCCGGTGATCGATTGATTCGATCCCCTAAAATTCGGCTCATAAGAGAAAAAATTCCCATCACAGCTTAATTGTACCGCTGCCGCAGGGGTTGGCAATGGGGAACATGCGGTCGCAGTCCGTTGACCAGGCCGGCGCCGTAGGCCTGGCACGCAGCTTGCGTATGCGCTTCCGGGATGGCCGGGGGCGCAAAATTTTTTTCAGTTTTAGTGTAACCCTGGCAGGAAACCGTCGGGGTGGGTTGAATAACCCGCTTTAGTGGAGCGTTGTGGGGCAAAATGGCGCGAAATCCCACGACTGCCCGGCCTGGGTGGAGGAAAGCGCACCGGACTGGAGTCACCGCCATGTTCATGGGGGAGTACCAACACACCGTTGACGGCAAGGGGCGGCTGCACATCCCGGCCAAGTTCCGCGAGGGGCTGGGCGTCCGCTTTGTTGCCACCAAGGGGTTGGATAACTGCCTGTTCGTCTTCCCCCTGGACGAATGGCGGCAGATCGAGGCCCGGCTCAAGGAACTCCCTTTCACCCGCTCCGACGCCCGTGCCTTTGTCCGGTTCTTCTTCTCGGGCGCCACCGAGTGCGAGCTGGACGGCCAGGGGCGGGTGCTGTTGCCCGAGTCGCTGCGCACCTATGCCAAGCTGGAGCGCGACGTGGTGGTCATTGGCGTCTCCACCCGGGTGGAAATTTGGAGCAAGGCCGAATGGGAAGGCTGTCAGGCGCGGGCCGACCAGTCCTACGAGGAATTGGCGGAAAAGATCATTGACTTCTGAGGTGCTGATCCGGGTGGAATTTCACCACGTTCCCGTGATGCTGACAGAGGTGCTGGAGGCGCTGGCGGTACGGCCGGAAGGCACGTACGTGGACTGCACCGCCGGTGGCGGCGGACATAGCGAGGCCATCGCGCGCCGGTTGGGTCCGGCGGGGCTGCTGATTGCCCTGGATCAGGACCCGGCGGCGCTGGCGGCGGCGGGCGTTCGGCTGCAACCCTACGCCGATCGGGTGCGGCTGGTGCGGCGGAATTTCCGGGACCTGGCGGCGGCGCTGGCGGAACTGGACGTCCCCGCAGCAGACGGGATCCTGTTTGACCTGGGCGTCTCCAGCTACCAGTTCGACGAGGCCGAGCGCGGCTTTTCCTACCAGCACGACGCTCCTCTGGACATGCGCATGGATCCCGACGCCGACCTGACGGCGCGGGATCTATTGAACGAACTGGACGCCGGCGAGTTGACCCGGATCCTGCGGGAGTACGGGGAAGAGCGGTTTGCCAACCGCATCGCCCGGTTAGTGGTCCAGGAGCGCAGCAAACACCCCATCGGGACCACCGGCGACCTGGTGGAGATCATCAAGCGGGCCATTCCGGCTCCCGCCCGGCGCACGGGCGGGCACCCGGCCCGCCGTTCCTTTCAGGCTTTGCGCATCGCCGTCAACGACGAAATGGGAGCACTTCGCGAGGGGCTGGAAGCCGCCCTGAGCGCGCTGGCTCCCGGTGGCCGTCTGGCCATCCTCACGTTCCACTCGCTGGAGGACCGCATCGTCAAGCGTACCCTGGCGGCGGCAGCCAGGGGGTGCACGTGCTCGCCCCACGCCCCCGCCTGCATCTGCGGGAAACAGCCGGACGTGCGGCTGGTGGGACGGCAACCGGCAGTCCCGGGGCCAGCGGAAGTCGAAGCCAACCCGCGTGCCCGGAGCGCCAAGCTGCGGGTGGCCGAGAAACTCGGGCCTGCGTTCTAGGGATCCGGGGGAGGAACATACCATGCAAGTGGCCCGACAGTTCAGCCAAAGTGCGCCCATCACCCTGCCACGTCTGCCCGGAACTGCGAAGCCCCGCCAGCCACAGCGGGTGGCGGCGCCGGCGGGTCCCCGTCTGGCGCAGTGGGTGGCGCTGATGCGCCAGGTGTTACCCCTGGTGCTCAAGCCACCGACCGCGACAACCCCCGAGGAGCAGGAGCTCATTTGGGCTGCGGCCCTGGAGGCCCTGGAGTCCAAGACAGCGGTGCGGCACAAGCTCACGGTGCTCTGTCGCGAGTACGGCTGGAGCTACCAGGGGCTGTTCGCAACCCACCGGCAGGAGCTGGCGGCCAAGGGCTACGTGGTCACCAGGTGAGGGGGTGCCGATTTGCAGGTACACATTCGGCAGCAGACGCAGCTCACGCCGGAGCAACTGAATGTAGTTCTTCTCGACCTGGAGGAGTTCGGCTGGGTGACGCTCGGCAGCATCGATGCAGCCGACCAGATCGCCCGGGCTGCAGGTCCTCGACGCTGCCGGATCCGGCGAGATGGCAACGGCACCTGGTGGGTCGAGTTGGTGAACGGGCCGCAGCCGGTGGTTCCGTCGTCGCAGCAGGCGCTGGTGGTGGTCCTGGTCACGATTCTGATCCTGGCTGCGAGCGCCGGCTGGTGGGACCGGCTGCTCCCGTGGTGAGGCACATACCAGTTTCTTTTGAGGAGGCGATGGCAGTGGCAACTGCCAGCATCCCCCTGCGAGATGATGAACGCCGCATCCTACAGGCCATCCGGGATCTTCCCGGCGCCAACGCTCGCACCGTGAAGGCGGTGGCGGGACTCACCCCCAGTGACCCCGGGTACTTTTCCATCATCGGCGAGCTAACCAAACGCGGCCTCATTCACCGTTGTGGTGAGCACGGCTGGCAGGTCTCGGCTCTGGGTGAGCAGGCGCTCTCGCAAGCGCCAGGTTAGAAGGTCTGACCGGTACCAGAAGTGGCGGGGGATTCCCCCGTCTGTACGGGCGGGTAGCTCAGCAGGGAGAGCGGGGGAGACGTCCCCGGCAGCGGTGGTTCGAGCCCACCCCCGTCCACCAGGGGTTATGCATAAGGCCAGGATGGACGCTGGCCACGCACTCTGCCGCTAAGCGAGCCCCTCACAGGTACCCGGATGGTCCGTCCGGGGATTAATTCGGTAGCAAAGCGCAGAGCGTCCCGGGCGACCCGGGTCCCGCCTACGTGAACCGCGGGTGGCTGGCGGACTGCCGCCACCAGAGGGTGGCTCCTCGCACATCGATCGACGCCGGCATAGGCGGCAGATTCTGTCCGCTATTCGTAAGTCCGGGCGGTGCAGAGGTTCGTCAGGGCACGTCGGACGCCACGGTGAAATGCCCACTCGAAGAGGCCCGAATGGCCCACGTTACGGGCCCGGCGGACGCCTGGTCCGCCGTCAGGGTGGCTGGAGCGCTGACCCGAACGGGGAGCGGTCCGGCGTGATAGCCCACCCCGTGTGCACCGGTAGCCAGTCCGGGCTAAGCAAGGGCGCTTGAAGAGGCCGGGTGCCAGCCCCAACCACCCTGATGGCGGCACAGGAGCCGCACCACCCCGGCCGGGGACATCTCAAGGAAAGGCAGGTGATACCGATGCGACCGACGCGCTTACTGGCTTTCCTGGCGGTCCTGATGGCCGTGGTGGTCCTGCTGGCGGTGCCGATGGCACCGATCATCGCAGGAGCCCCGACCGTTGCGGCTGCCAGCACGACCCTCATCGCCCCCATGCCCGTTGCCCCGCTGATCGTGCTGGTCCTGGCCAGCATCATGGTCATGGCCAGGCGGATCCGGGCGGCGCCCACGGTGGCAACGAGGGGTGGACTCGGTTTCACACTGTACAGCGCCTACGCTCCTTTCAAACGCATGGTTGCGCAGATCCGGCGGGACACTGGCAGGTCGCTGGACACGTACTACGCCGGCACCCTCGGCATCGCCGACACGTGACGCTATACTGTCAGCTCGCAGGTGGCGGGCATCAACAGGGCCCGGGACCGTCCGGCCTATCGCACGTGAGATAAGTACGTAGCAAAGAGGCCGGGCCCGTCAAAGAGGTGGCGGGCCCGGTCACCCCCAAGGGAGGCGCGCGGCACCATGACGACAGAGGCAGTGCCCCGGGAGATTGCCGGGGTTACCTACCAAGACCCGATCACGTACGTGGCGGCCGGTGGGTTCGATGCCACCGCGGTCCGGGCCGTGGTCAACGCGTACAAGGCGTATTATGCCGCCAAGCGGCGCGGCCGGCTGCCGGCCGGGCACTGGCCGAAGCACGTCAGCGCCGTGACCAAGTGCAACGAGGCTCTGTGCACGGCTATCATGCGCCGGTACCGGGCTTACTACGGCAAACAGCGGGCGGTGATCGTTTGAACCCGTACACCGGGCACCTCGTCAAGGTAGACCCTTATGGCTCCGTCCCCGACGGCTACATCGAAGTGCCGGATCACCTGAACCGTGCCGCTTCCCAGGTGCTGTCCGGCCGCAACGAGGGACATGTCTCGCTCAGATCCGGCGGCAAGCTCAGCCGCTGGGCGGCGCAGCAGCGCAAGAGTAAACGCAAGATGGAGCGGCACAGCCGCAAACGAAACCGGCGGAAATGACGGTGCCGGCCTGCAGGCCGCCGCCAAGGCCATTGCCAGTATCGCGGAGAGCGAAGAGGCGCCGGCAATCGCCGTTGGCCTGTTTCTGAACACCGAACAGCAGCTGGAGGAGCGCCTGGCGCGCCTGCGAGCCACGGTTGCTGTGCCGGGCGGGGGGTAGTGAGACAGATGCAGTGGCGACCGCTGGCCAGCGCCATCAAGGGCCCATACCGCCGCCGGCGGATCAACTGGGATACGGTTCTGGCTACAGCCATCATCGCCGTGCCGGCGGCCTACATCGTGTGGCGCCTGCTGACCAAGTGATGACCTGCCATGGAACCCGAACCGCTTCATGTAGCTTAGCTCCCAGTGCGAGGAGAGGAGTATTTGCATGGCTGACAACAACAAGCTCCCCTACAGCAACCGAGCGATCGCGGTGGGCACACTGGCCACCCTGGAGATGATTGAGGGCGAGGCCAAAGAGTCGGGCCGCAAGTTCCAATACCTTCAGGGCGAGGTTCAGGTTGGAGACGACAAAATCCGGTTTACCCTCTGGCCCAGCCAGAAGCGCCCGTCCATTCATCTGGACACGCAAAAGCAGTTCCAGGTTGGTGACCGGGTTTCCGTCAACGGTACCTTGGAGGAGCAGGTTTCCCAGGACGAGCGCCTGTTCCGGGGTATCCGAGCATTCGGCGTGGGAGCCGCTGATTCGGCCGACCGGGAGGACCGTCTCGTCTATCACGTCGCTGGCCACCTCGGCGAACTCGAGAAAACCGCTGACGAGCAGTATGTAATCCCCATCACAATCGTTCGCCAATACAAGGACGCCCAGGGCGAGGATCAGGAGAGGGAGGACACCATCCGGGTGCACCCCCCCACCGACTGGCTCAAGCCCATTTACGAGAAGGTGTCGAAGGGCGCCCTGGTCAGGGCCCGTGGCGACATCATTAACCAGATCTCTATCGACCGGTACGGGGTGGCCAGCGGGTTCAAGGCGGAGCTGACCGTCGTACTGTTCGAGGTCTACGACGAGGCCACCAAGCTGTGGCGGGTATTCCTGCAGGGCAACGCACCGGCCGCAGCTGCTCAGACCCCGAAAGCAGTGGCCCCGCAGCAGCCAAGCGCTCCGGCCAAACCGCCCGCCGCCCTGACCAGGTCGCCGGCGACTGTGGGGGCCAGTAAGGCGGGGGCGCCGGCACCGGCGACTCAGCCAGCCGATGACGCCGAGGTCCCGTTCTAACCAGGCCTGGAAGGAGCAGCAGCCATGACCCGGCAGCAGCAGCAACCGGTACTGATCAACCCCTTCCGTAAGCCTGGTGGCACCAGACCCATATACGGCAAGGTTGGTATTTTTGCCGATTCCGGCGTGGGAAAAACCCACTTCTGCCTGCAGACGCCCAAACCGGCGGTTATCGATCCGGAGCGAGGCACCGAATGGTTCCGCGGGCGGCCCGGGTTCTCGGACTGGGAGGTCATGGAGAACCTGCAGGGTGACATGGTCGAGCAGGCCCACTACGCCTTGTCGTTTCTGGAGTCCGGGTTTGAAAAGGAAACCGTCGTCGATCCGATCCTCAACCGGACCATTGAACGCCTGACCCACCGGCGGCTCATGGCCACAGACCCGGTCACCAGCGTGCAATATCCGGCTGTCCACGACCGGGAGACCCTCGTCTTTGATCCGATCACCCTGCTGTGGGAGCAGATTCAGTTCGACCAGTCCCTGAAAGCCGAAACCAAAGGCCGGGATGATTTCAGCTGGAAAGACCACGGCGAGATGAAGCGGGACTACAAGACATTTCTCAATCGCCTGCTGCAGCTCCCCATGCACGTGGTCATCACTGCCCGGCACGCTTACGAGCGGGACAAGGACAGCGGAAAGGTGGTCGGAGAGAAGATGGACGCCGAGCGGAGCACCATCTATGCCTTCGACCTCGCATTCCAACTGGTCAACAAGAACGGTCGGCGGGACGCCATCATCTACAAGGACCGCAGCCGTACCTTCGAGCAAGGCCAGCGGGTTGAGGATGTTTCTTGGGACAGCTTGGTCATCCCGATTCTCCAGAAACTCCAGCAGCGGGCGCCCCACGATGACGCCCTGAGGGATCTGGTTCGGGCCTGGCGGGCCGCCGGCGTCACCGATATGGCCGCCAAGGTCATCATCGAACGGGAGACGGGTAAATCGAAGAGCGATGACCTGACCTTGCCCGAGATCCAGCAGCTGACCAGGTGGTTTGTTGACCTGCGGGCCCAGAAAGGTGGTGACGGCGGTGCCGGTAGTGAGGCAGGAAGGGACGAGCCTGCGGATCCTGCTGACGCCGGAGGAGAGGGAACAACTGGCGCAGGGCCAGCAACTGACCCTAACTGATGCGGGCGGTGCCGCCGTCATCCTGGAGGCTGCGTCTGAGCCGGTGGCCGCCGACACGGATGCCATCGAACCGATCTTCCCGCCGCCGGTGCCGCCGGATCCGCTGGGCCAGGTCCGCTGCCACCGTTGCCGCCGGGTCTTGACCCACCCCGACAGCGTAGCCCGCGGTCTCGGCCCGATCTGCGCCGCCAAGTGGATCTGGGAGCTACCGGTACCGGTCGATGAAAAGCTGGCCAAGCTCGAGGCCCTGCGCCGGCAGGTGCGGGAGACCGGTGAGATCAGCGAGGGCGACCTGGTCGAGCTGATCGAGAAGCTGAAAGCCGGCCAGCAGGAGTTGCCCGACGATCCGGCACCGGACACGGCCAGCGGTGACGAGCCCGACTTCGATCCGCAGGAGGAGCCAGCCCGGCCGGACCGCCGGCTGCCTGTCCGGGATCCCGAACCAGACATGGCAGTGGCGGAGCGGATCTTCCGGGAGACGTTCGCCAGGAAGATGCCCGGGTACGAGCCCCGCGAGCCCCAGATCCAGCTGGCGCGGGAGGTGGCCCGGGCCCTGGCGACCGGCAGCCATCTGGTTGGCGAGGCGGGCACCGGTACCGGCAAGTCATTCGCCGTCCTGGTGCCGGCCGTCCACTGGGCCCGCGAGATGGGCAAACGAGTGGTAGTCAGCACGGGCACCATTGCCCTGCAGGAACAGTACATGGGCAAGGACGTGCCGTTCCTGCAGCAGGTCCTGGCTGACGAGATGCCCTTTTCGGCCGCCCTGATCAAGGGCAAGGGCAACTACCTTTGCCGGCTGAAGGCCGGGGAGGCCGCCAAGGAATCCGCCGCCGGCACGGATCCCGAACTGGATCGGGTGCTGGCCTGGGTCCGGGAAACCAGTGACGGCGACAAGAGCGAGCTGCCATTCGTACCGGCCGACGATGTGTGGCGGCGGGTCAACGTGGACGACTCCTGCCTCCGCCACAAGTGTCCGCTGTTTGAGGAGTGCGGTTTCTACCAGGTGCGCGAGCGCGCCAAGCGGGCGCAAATCCTGGTCTGTAACCATCACCTGCTCATGTATGACCTGCCCTACGGCATCTTCCCGCAGTACGGCGCCCTGATCCTGGACGAGGCCCACCACCTGGAAGACATCGCCTCCAACACCTTCGGCGTCGAGATTAGCCAGTTCCGGTTGCCGGCGCTGTGCCGGGACATTGAGCGGCTGGAGCACCCGGACATTCCGACGGATCGGCTGCAGCACATTCGCCAACTGAACTCCAGTCTGATGGGGCACTTTGCCGGCGCCGAAGTCTCGGGGCGGCCCCTCGAAAAGGAGGCACTGTCCCGGGTCCCGGGCCAGGAACGGTACAGCCAGTTGGCTATCAGCCTGGTGGCGGAACTCAAGCAGCTCGGTGACGAGCTGGCCACGCTCGACTGGTCCTGGGCCGATGACCGGACCAAGGCGCGGTGCCAGGCACTCGTGGAACGGGTCACCGGCCTGGCCGGGGACTTTCAGGACGTATTCAACCCGACGCCCGAATCCACCGAGCAGAACGTCGCTTGGGTGGAGGTGGAGCGGGGACGGCAGGAGCCCCGGGTGACGTTGCATCTCAATCCCATCGATGTCGGTCCGGGCCTGCAGGACCTGCTCTGGGACCCGCTCCATGCGGTCATCTGCACCAGTGCCACGCTCAGCACGGGGACCAACTTCAACTACTTCAAGCGCATGGTCGGGCTCAATCGGACTGAGCGCGAGGTGCTAGAGCTGCACGTCACCAGTCCTTTCGATTACCCCAACCAGGCCCTGTTGTATGTGCCCAGGGGGCTTCCGGAGCCCCGTGAAGAGGAACGCTGGACCAACGCCATCATTGGCATCACGCGCGATGTCCTGCAGGCAACGGGTGGGCGGGCCTTCGTCCTATTCACCAGCTACAAGCAGTTGAAGGCCGTGTACGAGTCGCTGGCCACCGAGCTGGAACAGGCAGGGTACGTGATCTTCCGCCAGGGCGACATGCCCCGGACACAGCTCCTGGATGCCTTCAAGGAGGCACACGCCGCCGGCGGCCGCCCCATCCTGTTTGCCACCGGTACGTTCTGGGAGGGCGTCAGTGTCGAGGACGAGGCCCTTAGCTGCGTGGTCATCGACAAGCTGCCGTTCCAGGTCCCCAGTGATCCGATCGCTGTGGCCAAGGCCGAGGCCCTTAAGCGCAATGGCGAGGACCCCTTTATGCACTACACTGTCCCCCAGGCCATCATCCGGGTCAAGCAGGGCTTTGGCCGGCTGATCCGGACCCGCCGGGACCGCGGCCTGGTGGCCATTCTGGACCCGCGAATCCGCACTAAGGGCTATGGCCGACAGTTCCTGCGGTCCCTGCCGCCCGCCCGGGAGATCTACCACCTCGGCGATGTGCTGGCGTTCCTGCAGGGAGGGTAGTCAAATGGCACCTGTCGCGCTAGTGGTTCTGGTCCTTACCTTGTCAGCGTGTACTCCAGCGTCACCGTCCCCGCCGGCAACAGATGTGGTGACGGTCGACGTCGCCGACCTCGCCAACCGCCTGGATCGCCTCCATTCCGGGGCCCGGGCGACGGCGGAACGGTTTGAGCAGGCG